AGATGAGGAATTCATCAAGATTGATATGTTCCCACCAACCAGTCACAGCATTGGTATTATTTGGTATGCTCCAGATCATGTAAGAGCTTGGAGAAAAACTACTTACCAAGAATTAGGTGGTCATAATCCAGAGTTAAATATATGTGATGATCATGAGTTAGTGATTAGATCATATCTTCACACCAAGTTTAAGTTCATTCCTAAAATTCTTTATTATTACAGGTGGCTTCCTAATAACAATAATACTCAAACACAACGACTTGATGATATTCAAGTTAAAACATTTCAGTTGTTTCATCAATATGGACAACAACTTGCTGAACGTGATGTAGAATTTAATGGGTTGATGAAAGTAGATCTTGGTGGGGGGTTGTTTCCAAGACCAGGATATGTTACTATTGATATAGAAAATGCAGACATCACTCATGATTTGAATGAAGGAATCCCCCTTCCAGATAATAGTGTTGGAGTGATTAATGCAAGTCATATTCTTGCTCACTTAAAAGACCCACTCAAAATTATGAGTGAGATTTATAGAGTTCTTTGTGATGGTGGTTGGGCATTTATTGAGGTTCCTTCTACTGATGGTAGAGGTGCTTTTCAAGATCCAACACATGTAAGTTATTGGAATCAAAATAGTTTCTGGTATTATACCAGAAAAGAAAAGGCACAGTTCATTAAAAATAATTCAATTAGATTTCAAGAATTTAGATTGGAAACTAATTGGTGGCAAGATAATATTGCAATCACAACTGCATGGTTATGTGCTATTAAATCAGATAAAAAACGTCCACATCCAGTAAGAATTTAGGAGTTATGAATTTTACAGTTTACAGCAAACATGGTTGCCCATATTGCACGAAAGTAATTCAAGTGCTTTCTGCACTAAGCACGTCTAAAGGATTTGCAGTTAGAGAATATGTCCTTGGTACTGATTTTACCAGAGAAGGATTTTACAAAGAGTTTGGTGAGGGTTCTACCTTCCCTCAAGTGGTCATGAATGGTGAACATCTTGGAGGATGCTCTGATACAGTTAAGTATCTTCAGGGAAATAATTTACTTGGATGAGTACCATAAATAAAGGTAATACTCTTCCCGTTAATAGGGGTGTTGAGTTAGTTTTAAAAAGGAGGGAACCAGCTAAAAAAGCATTTACTATATGTTTTGAAAGGATGGTTTCTCTTTTTCATAGAGATATAACCATCTACTTTAATTTTTCCTTGAGAATAGGAAAACCAAAGTAGTTTAGGAGAATCACTATGTTAGCACTAGCTCTTGTATTTTCAGTTTTATTTGTTATTTTTGCTCTAATACTTGGTGGTTTAGTTGGTTGGACAGTCAAACAACATCTTGAACAGAGAGAACCATACACATATCATCCAGAAATGTTTGATGAAAATGGACAAGTTTTACCAGATGAAATAATAGCATTTAGATTTGAAAATCCAGATTCCATGGGGGAAGAGGAAGATATAGAAGATTAATTGGAGTTGAATTATGAAATTACCACCAGACCAATTGATGTCTGAAGTTATTCAAAGAGTCTCTAATGCAAAAACCAGAGACGAAAAAATACAAATTTTGAGACATTATGATAGTCCTGCATTGAGGTCTGTTCTTATTTGGAACTTTGATGATGCAGTTCAATCAGCAGTCCCAGAAGGAGAAGTTCCTTACACGCCAAATGATGCTCCCATAGGGACAGAGCATAGTAAACTGATCCATGAATGGAGAAAGTTTAATTATTTTGTAAAGGGAATTAATGATATTGCCCAGACAAAAAGAGAGACCATGTTTATTCAATTACTGGAAGCTCTTCATGAGTCTGAAGCAGAGTTAATGTGCCTTGTTAAAGACAAGCAACTGCACAAAAGATTTAAAATTACTAAAGTTGTAGTTCAAGATGCGTTCCCAGATATAGTGTGGAACTGAACTATGGGAGGGAAAGTTAACATTATACATAGAGATTGTGATAAATCTGTATCAAAGGATAAATCCCTTCCATTAGATTCTTATATTGTTTCATATTCTGATGATGGAATAGAAAAATACGATATTGTTCAAGGAACTCAAGTTAGTATATTCGATCATTACTATGATGAATATAGAAATGTAATTTCTATGAAATGGACTGATGGAAGAGTCAATCCAAAATCTTATAATCAACCACAAAAGAAAAGTAAAAAGTGATGGGGAAGCATTATCTGTTAAATCTATATGGGTGTTCGTTCGTTCTTTTGAATGATGAACGTTGTCTTATAGACTTATTGGAAAATGCTGCTGCAGCAAGTGGGGCTACAGTTGTGCAAACCATCTCAAAGAAGTTTGATCCACAAGGAGTTACTGTAATTTGTTTGCTATCTGAAAGTCATATAAGTATCCACACATGGCCAGAGGATGGTAAAGCAGCAGTAGATGTTTATACTTGTGGTGATTGTAATCCAAAGATTGGTTGTGACATAATTATTCAACAGTTGTATGCAACCAGTCATACTTTAAGTTATATTGAACGTTAACTAAATAACCCTATATGTGGTAATACATATGCTCTCTACGCAGTATAGATTGAGACTGGAAGCAATTTGTGAAAGAATTGTAAAAGGTGAAGAAGTTAGTTTGGAAGATATGATATGGGTAGAGAAATTAGCAAAATCAAATAGATCAGCAGCAACAATACTTCGTCAAGCAAGAAGGACTGCAGAGAATCCCAATATGCAAGAAGGTGACATGGATGATTTTTTGAATCAACTTGATATTGGTGGAACTGGATTTGATCGTTTTGGTAAAAAAGGATTTAGAGATACTGATGATATGGTTGATTGGTGGACTGAAGAAAAACCAAATGATTGGAGACAGAGGGATTGACTTTCCCTCTTTTTTTGTGTAAAATTTGAAAGATAATATTAAATCAAATGGATAAAGAAAGAGTTAAACTCATAGTTAAAAATATGGAGTTGTTAGTTGATGCTCTTAAAAAAGAATTAAATGAAGTTGATTCCTTTGTGGAAGAAGAAGAAGTGATGGGTTTGCCATTTGAAGGAGATTATGATGAGGTATTTTCTGAATGAGGCTTAGAAAAATGTTGAGGTTGCTTAAAGAGGCAACAGAGAACCAAACTAAATTTTATACTCCAGCAGAGTTGGATTATATGAAGCATCAACTTCAAGTCATTGAAGATGAAATAAACAGAGTTGAACATAAAAATTATAAAGGATTTGGAAAGAAATGACTGTAAAACTTATCAGTGTGACTCCTGATGCAGAACAAACAATGGCATATATTGCGAGGGTTTCTAATCCAGCAAATCAAGATAATGAAAACTATGCAGGTTTGCTACGTTATTGTATTAAGCACAATCATTGGTCTGTGTTTGAGCAGGCTACTATGACCCTTGAGATTGAAACAACTCGTGGTATTGCAGCACAGATACTTCGTCATAGGTCCTTTACATTTCAGGAATTTTCACAACGCTATGCTGACAGTTCTCTGTTGAGTGAGTATATTCCAGTTCCAGATTTGCGTAGTCAAGATACAAAGAATCGTCAAAACTCTATTGATGATATTCCAGAGTATGAAAAACTGACCTTGCAAGGGAAAATTCAAGAGCATTTTGCACACTCTATGAGACTCTACAAGGAACTTCTTTCTCATGGAGTAGCAAAGGAATGCGCAAGGTTTGTTCTTCCTCTTGCAACCCCTACAAGGATTTACATGACTGGTTCTTGTCGTTCTTGGATTCACTACATCAATCTTCGTTCTGCCAATGGAACTCAAAAAGAGCATATGGATATTGCTCTTTCTTGTAAGGATGTTTTTAAAGAACAGTTCCCATCAGTGGCAGAAGCCCTTGAGTGGGTCTAAATAAATTATCTTGAATTCGTAATTTTATGCCTGCATATCCTGTAATTAATACAAAAACTGGTGAACAGAAAGAAGTGGAAATGAGCATCCACGTCTGGGACCAGTGGAAAAAAGACAATCCTGATTGGATTCGTGATTGGTCTGATCCATCAACCTGCCCTTCTCCTGGAGAAGTTGGGGAGTGGAAAAATAAACTAATCAGTAAAAATCCAGGTTGGAATGATGTGCTTGAAAAAGCATCCAAAGCTCCAGGTTCACGTGTAACTAAAATCTAATGGCAAGAAACAGAAGAAGAAACACAGGCGAAAGTCCTATTGGAATTGGCACCACTGCAAGAAACAGGAAGAAAAGGAAACCAATTAGTTCTGAAAGTTTAGTGGATATTCAACCACTAACTAAAAATCAAACCATCTTATTTGATGCTTATGATTTAGATAAACATCTTTTTGTTTATGGTTGCGCAGGAACAGGTAAAACATTCTGTGCATTATATCTGGCACTCAAAGAT